CGATTTTTACGAACAGTATTCACATAACCCTGTTGACCCCGATGATGGGGCTTATGATGATGATGAGCATCAAGAGTATGATGAATCTGAGCCCACGCATAATTCCGATGAGCCTGATTCCGATTATGCAGAGCAAATGGATGAGATTGAAGAAGAAGATCCAAACTTCTACTTTGACGATGAAGATGACGGCTCCGCCCCTGATAGGGACGATGATTAAAAACTTACGGGTGTGATTCTTGCCACATTAGCCTTGCTCACGCAAGGCTTTTGTGTTATATTGAAGATAACATGATACGCAACATTGGATACGCCTGTGTAAATCTAACGATGAACCAAGGCTTGAAAAAGAAAAATCAGATTACCACAAGTAGAACCTTGCGGATGTCCAATTTTAGTTTGGAACGCTGTGGTGATTTAGCAGCAAAGAATGCTGCCGATCTTGTAAAAATCATGCAATGGAATGCAGATAACAACATCAAGATGTTTCGTGTCAGTAGCGAAATGTTTCCGTTCATGGATCATATGACTATTGGTTATGCTTTACGACACCTTCGAGAAGACTATCAGGAAAGTATCACAAGAAATTTCGCAGAAGCAGGGAGGATTGCTAAAGTGGCAGGTATTCGTTTATCCTGCCATCCCGGCCCATACACCTGCTTGGCAAGTCCCAACAACGAGATTATCAGAAAATCTATTGTTTCTCTTGAGATGCACTCTTTGATTGGTGATCTGTTGGGATACGGTGACGAGTTTGCTATCAACATTCACATGGGCGGCGTGTATGAAGGTAAGCACGAAACCTCTGGCAGATTTCTTGCCAATTTCTCAAAACTGCCTGACCAAATTAAACGACGGCTCACCCTAGAAAATGATGATAAGGCTTCAATGTGGAGCATGACCGACCTGTTCAAACAGGTTGCCAAGTATTGCACCGTGAAACTAGTATTGGATATTCATCATCATCGGTTTTGTCACCATGAGTCTTTGCAAGAAGCCGCTGATATGGCATTCTCAACATGGCAAGGCTTTTGTGAAATTCCAAAGGTTCATTACTCGGAATCTGCGGATGGAAAGCGTCCTCAAGCACACTCCGACTATATTAAACAGCGTATACCTGACTTAGGCGATACGCTTTACGATGTAATGATTGAAGCCAAAGCAAAAGATCTTGCATTATTTGAATATCGTAATATAATAGGTCAAGTGTTATAAATAGGATACCGAATGCCTCTATACGATTACAAATGCAATGCCTGCGAGCATATGTGGGACGATTTTCAAACTATTGCAAATCGCAACAAACCCACCAAAAAACCTTGCCCAAAGTGCGGGGAAAAGAAAGTAATTAAACTCGACGCAGCGATTCAAGTGATTGATCCGGTTCGTTTGGGCATCACTCGACCTGACGGCGGATTCAAGGATGTTATTTCAAAAATAAAGAAAGCACATCCTAGAAACACCATGAGAGATTATTAATGGTTATTCGAGACACAACAACTGGAGGTGACTATGAAGACGAAATTAGGAGTTTGCTAGAGACTCGAAGTTTTCATAAAGTTCAACCCCAAGTTAATGTGGGCAAAAAAAGAAACGGCGGCAAACATATAGTTGATGTTCTTTTAAATGGGGAAGAATTAATAAGTCTAAAGTATCAAGAGGTACAAGGAACTGCTGAAGAAAAAATTCCATTTGAAGTAATGAAATTACAACATATGGTTATTGACGGAAAATACAAATCTGCTACAATTGTTTTAGCCGGTCCTGATAAAGCATGGAACTGGAAAAATTATTATCTTGGTTCCGAATTTCAAGAAAACATGAAAAAAATTTATCCGGATGTTTCAATTATTTCACATGCACAATTTGTTCAGACCTATCTGAATAATACTGAAGGAATTATACAAGGCAATGAGGGATTAACACAATGGATAGCAAGTTAAAGTCAATTGAAATTCCAGACATGGGCAGATTCTATCAGTCTGCAAAAACAGAGAACTGGTATCCTTCTGTTACGACTGTAACAGGTTGGGCAAAGCGAGACTTTTGGGCGAAGTGGCGGCAGAAGCCCGAAAATCAAAAAGTTTCTGAACAGGCTACTAGTCGCGGAACAACAGTTCACCGTATGGTCGAAGAACATCTTAACGGTGTTGAGTATAAAACCGAAGATTTGACGGCTCAAATGTTGTTCAATCAACTTGTTCCCAATCTAAACAATATTAGCAGTTGGCGAGCACAGGAAATGCAGTTGTGTTCAGATACTCTTCGTATGGCAGGCAGATTTGACTGCATCGGTGTTTATGATGGAGTGCTTTCCGTAATTGACTTTAAGACCGCCAGAACTGCTCGTAAAGAGGAGTGGATTGGTAATTACTTCGAACAAACCGCCGCATATTCATATATGTGGCTAGAAAATTTTGGTGAACGCATTCCACAAATTGTAATTTTAGTTACAGCGGAAGATGGCGTAACACAAGTTTTCAAGAAAAATCCTGACGATTACAAAACCAAACTTGGTGAAGCCATCAAGGGGTATTGGGCAGATAACAATTTCACAGAATTGCAGAGGAAAATCAATGAAGTGGTTAACACGACTGTTCAAGCGTAAAGAAGAGCCTGTAGACATCTCAAAACTTAAAGAATCCATATTGGAAAAGTTGGGTGAAGGCAAACATATCATTCACATCATGTATAAAGATCGTGAATTAACATTGTTCCTTACCGAAGAAGAGTTCAACAACGCACTTATCCGTGGAGAGCAATTAACTGTGGTTCCACGCGAAGAAGAAATAGGTGGAGAATAATGGGTTCGATACTCAATCTACAAAATGATTTTTGTCGTCAAGTTGAGGAATTGTATCGAAGTCGTAAAGATACCACCTATATCGAAGTGATAGTTGACTTGTGTGAGAAGCATGGAATTGAACCAGAAGCAGTGGCTAAACTCCTAACCAAGCCAATCAAAGAACGGCTTCGTGTTGAAGGACAAAGGGCCAACATGTTGAAGAAGAGTTCTAAACTATTTTGAATGCGACCGTTTGAAGCCTATCAAACTTTTATAACACTCAAAGCACACTTTAAAAACAGCGGATTTGACTACCATAAGTTCGGCAAGGTTAAAGTTGCTCCTGAAACTTTTGAGCGTAGAAAAGATCGCTATTACTTTGAGAAGTTAGCCAAGCGTTACTCCAGAGATGAAATCGTGGAGTTCTTCTTGTCACAAATTCTAGCCAATAAAACTTGGGTTGGTGATATGCTTGGCGAAGATGCGGAAGCCGAGCATCTGTCTAGACTGCGAAGAGTTCAGGCTTTGCAGTATCAAGTTAAAACTGAAATGAATACACTTTGGGAACGATGCAAAGAAGATCCAGAGTGTTTTAACAAATTGTTCCTTCACCAAGACGGAACACATCCTGGTATTTTTCGTGCTGTAATGGAGAAAAAAATTTCTGCTGAAACTTTTTTAGTTTTGGATAGCATACTTGGATTTACAAAACGCTGGCGTATGGACGGCGACCCTATATGGGAAGAGGTCGGCATACCAATTTTGCGGTATGCTCCGTTCCTCCACCTAGATACTAGGCGTGATGACTTGAAGAGAATCATCTCAGAAATCATCACAAATAAGTTGCATACCAAGAATACTTAGTATACAATACCATACTCACTAACACACTTTAATACTCCGTAATACGAAAGGATACTACAATGGCTGGATTTTCAGATTTAAAGAAGATGAGCAAGAATTCTGTCTCGGCTCTCGCCAAGGAATTGGAAAAGACGACGGAAACCAAATCATACAAGGATGACCGCTTCTGGAGCCCAGAGCGTGGTAAGGATGGAAACGGTTATGCCGTGCTTCGCTTCCTGCCTGCTTGTCAGAACGAAGAAGTTCCGTGGGCACGAGTTTTCTCGCACGGCTTCCAAGGCAAGGGCGGTTGGTATATTGAAAACTGCCCAACCACTTTAGGCAAGAAGTGCCCTGTGTGTGAAGCCAATAACGAGTTGTGGAATAGCGGCATTGAAGCCGACAAGGAAATCGCTCGTGCTCGCAAGCGTAAACTATCTTACATCAGTAACATCATGGTTATCAGCGATCCTGCGAACCGTGAGAACGAGGGTAAGGTATTCTTGTTCCGCTACGGCAAGAAGATTTTTGATAAGATTACCGACTCCATGCAGCCGAAGTTCCCCGGCGAAGAGCCAATCAACCCGTTCGATTTTTGGAACGGCAGAAACTTCAAGATGAAGATTCAGACTGTTGGTGGCTTTGCTAATTATGACAAGAGCGAATTTGATAACAAGAGTCCGCTACTTGACGGCAAGGATGAACTTCTTGAGAAGGTGTGGAAGTCACAGTATGCTCTTGCCGAGTTTACTGGCGCAGACAAGTTCAAGTCTTACGAGGAATTGAAGGAGCGTCTTGAGACTGTTCTCACGACTGAAATCAAGTCTTCCAAGAAGGCTGAAGATGAAGAACCCATCCGTGAGAGTTTGAGCGAGAAGTTCCGTAAGAAGGAAACTGCCGCTGCAAAGAAGCCTGTTGTTCAAGAGGACGATGGCGGCGAAGAGGATACGCTTTCCTACTTCCGCAAGTTGGCTGAAGAGGATTGATTAGCCTGATGGTCGGACAGAACTATTGATTGTATTAATAGTTCTTTCACTGTTACTTGGCATAACCATCGTAGGGCCGCCATTAGTGTTATTAACAACGGTTGTTTGCTGATTGTTAATAGTATTATTGGCGGCTCTTTCACTTGAATCCATTGATGCTTTTTGCAATAAGGTAGACATCATTTGGTATTCTTGTGCCATTCTATTTTCAGCAGGAGCAATAGACGGTACTATAGTGGAAGCAGTTGCATAAGAAGGAATAGGTGTTGTTAAATTAGTTAAAACTGTTCTTACAGTTGGGGTGTTAATTTTATCAACCGCAGAAAACCCAAACTCTGTTGCTCTCATACCAAAAGATTTTCCTAATTCTATCATAGTATTAGTTATTGGAGTAAGTTGAGTTTTTAGTGTGTCCGACAAATGATAAATTGAATCTGAAAAATCTTGACTAATAGTTTTTAAAGAAGAAGCAGTATTTTTTATCATGTTTGCCGAAGAATCTACAGCATTAGAAACAAATTCTTTTGTTTTTCCTATGCCAGAAGTTACATCCTGAGCGTTAAATCCGAAATCAATATTTTGACCTTCTAAAGAAGGAATAGTAAAAGAAAATCCTTTTTCTTCAGTTTCTTCTTCTTTCTTTTTCCTAGCAGCCTCGGCCGCTTCTCTTTTCTTTCTGTCTTTTGCGGTTTCCATGCCAAGCATTTTGCCAATAAAACTGTCTGCAATAAAATCATAGAGAGGTTGTATAAATTTAAACAAAAAGTATTCCATAAATTTTGTAAACGGGTCAACAACATATTCTGTAAACAAATCCGCAAGCGCACCAATTGCTTTAAAAATATATCCGAGCCCCTTGAATGCAACCATAACTAAACCAAATAGTGGTGCTAAAAGTATCAATATGAATTGGACAACTTTAAAGACTGGCTTTAAAAGTGAAAATGCTAAATTTAAAACAGAAATGATTACTTTACTTATTGCTGTTAAAGCAGGGTCAACAAAATCTTTGTATAATGAGTAGATAAATCCTAGAACTAATGCTCCAGCGTAAATTAAAGTATCAAAAATTGGGTCAAACCATTTCATTATGTTTTCTAATTTTAAAGTCATAGCAGCAACTAATCCACCTATAGGTCCTCCAAAAACTGTTGCTAACACCATTCCGCCTATTTGTACAATTAAAGCCATTATGGATTTAACCATAGTATAAAAATTACCGCTAAATAAGTTTTTAAAAAATGTTGGCATTCCTGCTAAAACGCTTATCACAGCAGACAATGGTGCTAGAACTCCTCCAATATATTTTCCTACTGATATGCCCAATCTTAAAACATTACCAATACCAAAACCAAACCTGTCCAGAATAAGCAAAATTTTGTTATTGGAGTAAATAATTTTATTGTAAGATCTCCAATGCTTGCAGCAAAAGATTCCATTCCCCTTCCTATAGATGCAATTGGTGATAGTATTGTTCCTATTTTTGGTATTAATTTTGAAATGGCAACTACAACATCACCAATAACAACATAAACTTTTTCAAACTTACTTAATTTGCTTATATTCAATTCAAAATTTTTAAAGATTTCATACCATGCGGAAAGACGAGATGGTATCAATTCTATAAACTTTAGCATACGAGTCCAAGCAAAGAAGAACGCTTCGCTCTTGCCTGCAATATAACTAAAAAACTTTGATGTTTTAGTTATTCCTTGGTATAGTTGAGAAACACGCGATGTCCAATTATTGATAAAACTTGCTATAATTAGCGGCATATCACGGAAGGTAAATACTAAAGCATTTTTAACCAACAACAAACTCTTTATCATTCCTAAGAAAACATCACCACTCAAAATGTTCGATATTGCTTTAAATTTTGCAAATTGTACAATAAAAAAACCTGCTAAAATACCCAAAGAAAACATTAATGGATAAACTACTAGTTTAATGAAAAAACTAATAACAGCACCAAATGGTCCCATTAAATCCAAAACAATCTTGAGTAAACTTCTAGGTTTTGTATTTTCTATTATTTTATCTAAATCTCGGGTTACGCCTTTGAAACCCTTTTCGACCACGACTTTTGTTGGGTCAAAATTTCTAGAAGAAATAAGTTCTTTTGTATTTTTAATATCTTGTGCAGTAGCATCTTTATTTAATTTTATAATATCTTTGTTTTGTTCAAGTAATCGAAGTTCTCTTTGCCCTTGTTCTACAGATAGTTGAACAGTTCTTCTAGTCAATAACTCCAATTCTTCATCTGATAAGTCGGATAAAGATGTATTTGATTCCTTTAGTATTGTTTTAACATCATTTAATAGAAGATTATTATTTTGTTGTTCAAGCAGAGATAATTGACTGATTTTTTGTTGTTCTATATAACCCGCAAACCAGGCATCAAAATCTAATTCCCCACCACCAGAATTTTTTATATCTGCCGCTGTTACTTGATAACTTTTAATTACATTTGCCAACTTGTCAAAAGATTCGGTTCTTTCTTTTATTCCGATATTAGTTAAAGGTGCAACCGTTCCTCTATTCGCCTCTGATTTTAAATTAGATAAAATTTCAGTTAATACGCTTATTTTATCTTTAAGTAATTTACTTGCTGTTATTTCTTCTTCGCTTAATTTTTTGTTGGTATTGTTTAATTCTTCGTATTTTTTATTAAGTTCTTCTATAGTATTAGTTAAACTTTTAATAGTTTCTGTTTGTAATTGTTGTGCTTTTTTCAACTCAGCATCAAAAGCAGCAGAGTTCACCCTTGGGTTTTCGGGTGCGCCTCCTGGTGGAAAATTTGGCCCAAAGTTAAAGTCTGATTCTGCCATCTAATTACCTTCTAAATTGTGCAGGATTGAATTGACTTTCCATTCCTGACATCTTTTCGTTTTCCTCTTTCACATGTTGAATAAGCATTTCAATATAAATTCTTCTTTCCCACGGCAACATGCTTTCAATTTCGCTTAAAGGATATTTGTGATGCTGCATCATGGCAAAATTTGTTTCTAACATATTTGCCAAACTATCGTGCATCATACTTACTGAAAAAAACTTTGTGCTCCTTTAAGCGTAACCTCCTTTTCTTTACCGCAGCAACTATATTTTATAGTTTTTTCTACAGTTGGCATATACTCAAAGAAATTCATTATTTTCTTTAGTGAAAGTTGAGATAGTTGGTCAACAAAATCAACAACATCTTTTGTTGTGTATTCACTAGTTTTATAAGTTTGTTGTTTGTCAAAAATTATGTCTATACATTTAGCAATAAACTCCATAACTATATTTGGATCTTCCTTTTTCTGTGCTTCAGAAAGTCTAATCATGTCGTCATACGATGGATACTTCATCAAAACCCCGACTGTTTCTGACAATTGAATTCTATTTGAAAACATAGGATTAAATTTAACTTCTATATCATCCAACTTTATTGAAACTTTAACAGTTTCTTTACAGCCCTCATCGCAACTTAAAGATATTTCTACGGTTTCACCAACAGATTTGGAGCGTAATTTAATAAACAAATATTCAATATCAAATGGTGCTAATTTTTCAACATCAACTTTGTCAAATGTGCAATTTTTTATCGCCTGCTTCATTGCACGAACTTGTTCTCGTTCATCCTTGGTTTCATTGGCAAGAAGTAGTATTTTTTCTTCTTTAACCAAAAAGGGTCTATATTCTATCAATTCGTCAGTTGATGGTATTTTTATTTCATATTTTGGTGTAGCAACAAAAGGTAAAGTCATTTTATAATCTCCTTATACATTATTTATATGCCTTTAAATAAAGCCGCCGTATTGATACCTGAAGTTAACAAGTTGTTTAAGAACAAGTCTGGTTCTCCGGCATATTGCGGCAATGTTGGATCGTTTGGATTATTCTTTAGATATTTTGTATAATCCGGTCTTCCAGAATCTATTTTTGCTCCCGATGGTGGCTTTGCTAACCAAGCAGTCTTGAGTCTTTGCTTTTCTTCGTTCGTCAAATCTCTTCTTATTCCATTTAATTGATCATCTGAAACTCTAACAGTATTTGATGTCATATCCATTATTTGTGAAAATCCAGCATGCATAGCATATTTCGTATCATCATCCCAACTCATATATGGAATAATTTCTCTATAGCCAAAAATTATACTTGAAATTAAAATAGCGTTTGTTGATGCGTTTTGGAATTCATTTAATCCAACGCTTCTCGGGTAAACTTCTGTTAGTTTTATACCGTACAGCCGTCCAGACTCCAACAACTCTAAAACATGAGCAAAATTATATACAAAATTTGGAAGAGGTATTATTGATACAGAACACTGTTTGGCATAGTCGTCGTAATAAGACACATATCTTGAAACAGGATCCACAATAGACCTTTGCCAAGATCTAAAAAAAGTATATTCGTATAAATCTGTTCCACAATTAAATTGAAATCCCGCACTATTATCACCAAACTCTTGCGAGTAAGGTATTGCTCTTTTTGGTCCAACAATTCTAAGTTCTGATGTAGAAAAAGAACTTTCTGGTATTACAGCAGTCAAACAGTTCAACGATAATCGTTTGTTGTCTAGTCCCCACAAATAACCATTTTTTTGTTTTTGCATTTCTAAAGAGTCTGGTATTCCTTGAAATAGTATACAGTATCTGTTAGTTCTTAAATATCCTGTAGACCGACCAAAATTAATTTGATCTTCTATAAATGAAGCCCCTCTAAGAGTGACGGATTTACCTCCAACCATAGTTTTGCTTACAGGAACTCCAAGTTGACTAAAAAGAGAACCTACAAACTCGGATGAATTAAATACATTATCCATTTACTGATTCCTTTACTGTTTTGCTGCCCATTTAAATACCTCTTCTCTTGTTTTACCAACAAATCTATCTAATGGCAAAAACGGAACAATTTTCCAATCAATAGGTTTAATGTAAACCGCGCCCCCAAGAATTCTGTTAAAATTATACTTTTTTATTGATGCTCTTAAAAATTTATTCATTAGTGGAGAAGATTGTTTTATTTTTTCATATGATGTTTTTAAAAACACTTTATTTGGGTCTGCTGGATGATTATACCACTCATCTATATTAGTGTATGTTAACAAATAATTTAAAAATATTGTTCTATTATAATGTCGCAAATAATGAAGATTTATACCCAAAACAGATCCTTTATGCCATTTAAGAACTACTATTAGAGGAAACTGATCGTAAAAAGGCAATTTACTTTCTGTTGTTAATGGATTGTATTGAAAAAAATACATGCTTCCATAAGACATTAATGAAGAATTTTCCCCTCTTCTTAATATCGGTTCTCGATATATCTGCCCCACTTC